GCATTCTTAGATTTCTTGATGGAAGTAGATCCGGCGGTTTGTACAACACCGACGTTTAAACCACGGTCTGTGGTATTCATTGCTTCGTCTGCCTGCATTCGTAACACGACATTCGGATCGTCTATAACATACGCCACTGCATCTGTTGCTGCATTCGATGCGGGCCACATGTCACTAAACGTCTTCTGTCCACTTGTTGGGTCCGTATAAGCACAGCCCATAAAAACTCCCACAGCAGCCAAGGTAGCAGTTCCAGCATCTTTTTCAATCGTGCCGTTTGCTACAAGCTTGACAAAGTCACCGTTAAAAATAGCGGTGTCATATGTGGTAATTATTGGTAAATGACGCAACTTGGCTGTCCATGAGCCTGATGCGCTTGTAGTACCAACGGGTCTGGCTCCATGCGGTGTTGCTGAAGTAGCCATAATTATTTTCCTAGTTACTAATTAGTTTAAAGCATCTAGCGACCTCCGCCGCCGAATGCTACACGAGTTTTACGATCAGGCGCGAGAACTGGCATCCGAGGATCGTTCTCACGCATGTAATTATTGTCAACTGCCTGCATCTGCGATTCAGCATGTCGCCTATAATACTCACGTCTTTTTTCCACAGTTTCCTGTGGTGCTTTGCAGAGCAAGAGTCCACCAACTTCAATCCCACCCTTTGCCCCAAATTCTGATTTATGATCACTCATAATTTGTAGCTCTGGATGATCTTCAGCACGAACCGGTTCCCAACCTTCACGAAAGCGTTTTGACACATTCGTATTATCAGGATTTCCTACCATTGCAGTTCGTATCCATCTGAACACCCAGCCATCTTGTGGCTCAGGGTCAGGAAGTATCGATGCGGGTTCCCAAGGCTTTGCTCTTTCATCGCTTGCACGATCATCTAGAGTCCGTGGCTCCCGTGGTGCGCGTTCTTCAGACATTATGCCATCTCCATTATAACTTGTTTTGCATATTGCTCATTCGTAATACCCAGGCGTTTCGCGAGTCTCACCTGAGTTGCTGTCAACTTAACTGTGCGTGGTGCCGCCCCTGCATTCCTACCTGCTGGTGCTACCACGGATTTAGCCTTTTTTGGCTGTGCAGTATCGACAATAACAGCAGATTCCTGGGTGCGCTTGTTATTGCTACTGAATTGCGTAGGAAAAACTTCTTTCATACGAGAATCAATTAATTGATAGTATTGTTCACTGCTTGGGTCAATACCCTCTCTATTAATTAGCCTCTCATGTACCCCATACGCGAAGCTAGTCATCTCTTCATCTTGCCCAAACCAAGGATTGTCTTCTTGCCAGACCATTGCCTTCGCATCTGGCTGAATTGGCTCGGGTACATACTGTTCTTGTTGGCTTGCGGCCTGTTGACTCTCCGCCAACACCTGTTTCTTCCAATTTTCAATAATTTTCTGCGATACAGCCGGAGCATAGGCTTGGCCTAGCTGTGCATTCGTCAATGCCTTCTGTGTTTCAGCTATTTGTGCAGAATCACCCGACTCATGGGCGTTTTTAAAGTTTTCTTCCGCTATAATCATGGCTGCATCAGCTCTACCTTGACTTTGTTGCGTCAAAGCAGTCTGAGAGTCCTGAACAAGCCTTAAGAGGCGTTGATTCTCCGTTTGAAGCCCTGATGTGTAGTTAACTGCCTCATTAGACAGCCGTTCTGCCGATTCTTTGGCCCTACGTTCCTCGTGGAACTCCCATTTTAGCTTTTTAATGCGTTTTCCGACCCTCTCGCCAACTTCTTGTAGTTCCTGGTCGTTAGCCATGCCATCATCGTCGGCTTTTTCGTCAAGCGGAGTCCTCTGGTCCACTTCGGGGCGGTCATCTACTACCTCAATCTGCAAATCTTCGGAAGTTTCCTCATTATTAGTCTTTTCGGGGACAACCACGGTGGATGTAACCCCAAAAAACTTATCTTCCTGGCTTGTTCCAGTAGTTTTTTCACTCATGTTATGCCCTTTCTACGCCTCTGGGGTCTTCTACGACCGCCTCTACAGTATCATCGTTGATTATACGGAATTCTTTACCATGAATCTTGATCCTGGTGCCACTAAATGCTCTGAATAGCACCCAATCTCCTACCACACAGTAAGGACCACTGGGAAACCGCGAGGAATTCATATAAGCATCTGGCCCCATGGACATAACCCAGCCAACAATAGTAGCAATATTCTCTTCGTACTGGGTTTGTGCAGACTTGATGATACCGCCTTCCGTTTTTTCTTCGATTTCAGGAAGTGCGATCAGTAATTTGTAGCCTTTTGGCTCAGGCAACTGAGATGCAAAGTTGTCACCATCTTTTATATCTTTAAATGTAATCTCTTCGATGTCAATAATAGGATTTTCTATTTCTTTTGCGAGCGTAGCCATACTTGTCTCTCGTTTGATTGTTGCGCTCCGTTTGAGCGTTGCGTCCTACGAACTATAATTTAAGTAATCTATCTTCTAGATCAATAACTTCGCGTTCCGTCCAGGCCAATCCTTCAATGATACCAGTAATCTTGCGATACTCTTCCATGTCTTTTGCCGATCCTACAGCCAAATGATCTGCCAACTCATTCATTTGACCTCTAATTTTATTTTTAAGTAATGAAAAGATATCCTCAGCCATTATTCCCTCTCACTCTCTCGTGCTATTTCAATACCAAGCTTCATGCCATCAATTTCTTGCTGAGTCTCAGCACTGGCTTCCTCTAGGCCTAACTTCGCTATTTCTATTTCTTTTTCTGACTTAAACTTTTCTTGGTCTATAGCTAATTTAGCCATTTCAATTTCTTTCTCTGAAGCAAACTGGTCTTGATCCGTTTGATTTTTCGTCACCATCCCTTCACGGGCTAGGGCAAGTTTTTCTCTCGCCAATTGATCTTTAGCCATATCAGCTTGTTGCTTCGCTGCAAGTTTCTGCTGTTCTGTTGAGGCCTTCGCCTGATCAGCCTGTGCCTTACGTTGTAGATCCTGTTCACTAATTTTCAATTCTTTTTCACGATGTTGTATGATAGGATCTTTCTGCAACTTAGCATCTGCCTCAGCCTTAGCTTTTGCTTTTTTCTTACCAAGCATTTGCTCTGCAGCTTCTGCTACAAGACCGCTAAGTCTTTTTTCAATATCTTCTGGAAGAGGTTGTCCCGTAGGTGGTAGATCGTAACCGAGTTCTTCTTCAATCTGATCACGGAATACAAATGCCAGATGCTCTCTAAGGTGAGCGTCCAACGCTGCACCCATCGGGCCACCCATCTTGTTGTTCTGCATCTGCTCTTTGATCTGAGGATCATTTTTCAAAACCATATGAACTTTCATATGAGCATCATGGTATTGATACTCAAACGCCTTAACCGGCTTCATCGTCAACAGATATTCGTTTTCACTAACTGGATCTGTAGGAGTCATTTCATCTGGCATCGGTACAATCTTGTCAGCAGTTGGAATGCCGATTAATTCCATCATCTGCCTATGAAGTAGTGGCATATCGTATAATCCGGGCGATTGCTGTGCCAACTGCATAGCTGCCTGATATTGCATAATCCTCTGTGACATCGTACTAGCGTTAGGATCAGAAACGGGAATCACATCCACACGATCATCAAAGTCTTCTGCTTTAATTTCTGTGCCTTCTTCTGTTTCATATGGATATGATGGAGATGTGTAGGCCCGTATAATTCCTGCCAGAATCTTATATTCTTGTTTTAAGCTTGCATGTATCCTGGCTTGAATCGCAGACTGCACTTTCATGGCCCGTTCCATAATCGCGAGCGTAGTTCCAACTGGAGCATTCTGATTCATGTCGGCAACTTTCATATCTGCCATCGAAGCAAATCTTCTTCCTTCGTCTACGATGTTACCTAGTAGCTGATAAAGGACCGAAGAAGGTTCTTTATACGGAAGAAAAGTGATGTTGTCACGGATGACACCACCTGGCACATCCACGTCCCTAAACTCCCCAGGCATGATTGGGGTGTCGTCTCCTTTGATCCTGAGTCCACGAGTCTTTAAGCCTCCAGGTAGATTGGATAGTGTACCTGCGTCAACTAACTGCCTAAGCAAGCTGGTCGCAGATTTGGCTAATCCTCCAATCATATGGATCAAACCAAGATTATAAAAACCAATTCCAGGGACATAACCGTAATGCACAAAATGTTGTTTCTTGATTCTATGCGGATCTTCTTCAGCCCAGTTACGATAGATAGAAAGTATCGTTGAACTAGCTTTGTCTATAGTGATTACATATGGGAGTGCAACGCCATCTTCATCTTCAAATCCAGTAAGATCTTGAACACAGTGCATTTCTAGCAACTGGTGTCTTTCATTATCTTCCCACGAAGGACTTACACCACCAATTTCATTGTATTTTTCAGTAATTGGATTGTCTTCGATATGAGATGTTTGCAGCTCTATATCACGGTAGAATCCATTAACTTGAAGTTTTCTGACCTGATTAGTGCTACGATTCATAATATGGGTATAGCGTTCTGCCTGATCCAAGCCAGACTCATGGTATGCAACCACAAAATCTTCTGCGGGTACAAACATAGATGCTGGCCTGCCCAAGGAAGGATCGAAATAAATCTTGCGGAACGCACTACCGGCAAGTGGTAGGCTAAACAAAAGCTTTTCTGTTTCCGATCTATATTCAGTCATCACTTCAAGAAGCTGGTAGTTCATGTACTCTTGGACACGTTTCGCTTGCTGGATGCGTTCAGGGGTAGTAACACCCCAGCATTGAGTCCTTACCGGACCCTTGGCTGGCATTATCTCCTGAATAGTCTGACTCTGGAATCTGACAACAGCCTCGGAAAGCATCGGATGGAATACGCCACAGGCTCCTGCCCACGGTGTAGTTCGGTCTTCTATCTCGAGGCCAAGCTGATCTAGGCCTTGTTTGTATGTTTGCTCCCAGTCAGAACGGCTTGTTCTGTCTGAATTAAATTTTGATATACAATCATTGGCCAGTGTTGTAAGCTCATCATCATCAATGAACTCAGCCAGGTTGGAGTCAAATTCATCCTCCATCTCCATCTCATTAGACATGGGGTCAAAATCTATTAGTACTCCACCGTCATCCAATTCAGTAGTTAATGAATCTGGAAAAACGTCTTCCTCTTCAACTACCGTCAATCCTTCTAATCCCATGTCAAAATCATCTTGACTCAGGAGGCCATTTAAAGGCTTATCTATAGCCATGCATCATCTCTTTGTAGAGTTCCTTCAGTGATAAGTGTTCTAAGAAAGAATGACAGCAAATACATAATAAGTCAATAATAGTCTGCCTTACGCATAGCTGAAAGTTCATCCATAGGAAAATCTGATTTCATGCCGATAAAGCCACCTTGCCTAAATCTCATCAATGCCTGAGTAGATGAATCTACCAAATCATCATGGTCTCCATGGGGAAACGAAGCAAACTGTTCAATCACTTCTTCTGCCCATCTAGTTTTCGGAGCATAGACATGCTTACTAAAAAATAAATCAGAAACAGCGTTTACCCTAGCAACCTTATCCCTGCCCCTGCCAGGACTATATTCAGATACAGGAATACCAATTCTTCTTAACTCAAAAATTAATGGAGTACCAGCTGCCTTAGCTTCAACAATGAATGCATCTGGCTCGTACTCTTTGTACATCTCATAGGCACGAACCTTTAGGTCGGGAAACTCCAGACGTTCCTGCAATGCATCTAGCAAGATAATCCTAGCTTCTCCGTCATCAGTATAAAATACACCCCAAGTTGTACAAGCACTGTAGTCAGCAGTCTCTTTTGCAAGGAATGCTGTATCCCAAGACTGGATTACAAAGTCACAATCCGGTGGATCTTTCTTTGTCCACTCCTGCCACCATTCACGTTTGATGATCGCAGACTCTTCAGATGTTGGATCTTGCTGATACTGAGCACTCCACTTTGCGACAGGAAGCTCTGCTTTAAGGGATTCAAGCTGATCCAACGGCCAGAACCCAGGCCAGAGAGGCTTACCACTCGGGAGTATTGCAGGAAGCTCAATAACTTCCCATTCGTCAGAACCACCCCTTTCGATAGATGCCTTGATGATATTGCCCGTCAAATCCTTTTTAGACCAACGGGTCATCACCAAACAGATGGCTCCTCCAGGTTGTAATCTCTGGCGAGGACCAGATGTATACCATTCGTAAGTCTTATTATAAACCGATGAATCGTTAAGTGCAGCTTCCTGCTCAGAGTGTGGGTCATCTACGATAAGAATGTCTGCGCCCTTACCCGTTACAGCACCACCCACACCGATAGCAAAGTAATCACCACCCTTGTTCGTGTTCCAACGACCAGCTGCTTTCGAGTCCGTACTTAGCGAAACACCTGGAAATATACTATGGTAATCAGCGGAGCCTACAAGGTTACGGACTTTACGACCGAAACCCACTGCGAGTTCTGCAGTATGTGCCGTTTGGATTACTTTACGATCTGGGAACTTACCGAGATACCAAGCAGGGAATAAGTGAGATGCAAATTCAGACTTGGTGTGGCGTGGGGGCATGTTGATGATCAATCTCTTGAGTTCACCCTTGGCGATACGATTAAACGCATCTGCCATGACACGGTGGTGGTTGCCCTCAATGAATGCAGGCCAAGCAATTTTTACAAACTCAAGGAAGTCTTCATGTGATGCATTACGCCCCTGCGCAGTCGATAGTTCATCGAGTAACGCTAATATCTCAACCTGCTCTTCGGGGGGCAGAGAGTCTAGTCGTTTAGTAACAGCAGCAATATCCATTTTGAAAAATTACAAAAAAAATCTCACCCTGGAAAGGTGTGGGGCTCTTTCTGAGAAATCAGGGGTACGGGGGCACCCCCCTAAAGAGATCTGGGAATTAGATATTCTTCACCACCTTTTCTATTATACTAGACTAATACTATCTAGTCTAGTACTAAACTAAAAGAACTAGATTAAAATGTATAGATAGAATCTAGGTAGGACCACTCAAGCAAGGAACTTGACGGTTGGAACAAGCGGAACAGGGTATATATGGTTAACTTCTATGTAAAGCACATATAGAGATTAACCCAATAGTGCTTGTTCCGGCTGTGCCAGTAGCGATTACATTAGAATTTACTTACTCACTCACTCACCTATAAGGGCTAGAACTATGTATCATAAAAATCTAGATGACACACAGAATAATGTCTTTATAAAATTCAATGTAACGCCAGAAGAACAACGAGTTGTAAGAAAGGCTGTCAAAGCATATAAGCCACACCAGTTTAAGAATTGTGTTATCCGGGATGGATCTAAACCCTGGTCGTCAGAGGAGTACCTCGAGAAGTATCCAAACCATTTTGAGGAGTTTACTCCTAATAGACTCCGTGCTAAGGGCAAAGTTCCTTCAGATATACTAGATGCTTACTGTAAGAAAAAGAAAATGCCCCTAGACTGTAAAAGATGGTATGAACTTGCTAGATGTGTCATTGCAATAGGCGAAAACAAGTAAAGTTTGAGATGGAGCTATAGGACGAGCAAAACAGTATATATGTTCCCGGCGACACTCGGCTGCTTTTTTTTGGGGGGGGTGGGGTACGGGGGTTCGGCTTTTGTTCGGGTGCATAAAAACCCACAATTTCTGCATAAAAACCCATTGGCCATTTAAGCCACTTCATTTCCCAAGTGGCCCTATTGGGTTACTGGGCTATTGGATAGCTTAGGAAGCCTATTCTATAGGAAGCCATTTAAGCCACTTCATTTCCCAAGTGGCCTAGTGTATAGAGTATCTGATTGGATTAGCTTAGGAAGCTTCCTAGAGTACTAAGAACTAAGACAAAACTAGGGTGCTATCTGATCAATTGGTTACGATTGGCTACGATGAATGGCCTAGGTAAGCCATTATATATATATCTATTTGCTATCCTATATGGCCCTCTATACATTGGTATCAGCGCC